CTTTGGTCCTTTCTATTTTATACAGAAATAATCCCAAAGCTTCAACAGTTGAAGTCCTTGTAAATTCTTGTAAAGATTTACCTTTAGCATCACGAGGCGTAGGATTACTTGAAGAAGTGGTCAAACGCATTTGTGCATATGTAAAAGGAGTAGAAAGTTTAGATGATCTTATACCAAATACGTTAAAGAAAATTGAAGAACAAGTTATGCAGTTGAGCACAAAAGATGGAATTTCTCGTTTGACAACAGATGAAAAAGCCTTTACAGAAATTTGTAAACTGCGTTTGGATGTAATAAATCTTTCATCAACGATTGACTCTCGATCTATCTATTACCAAAAATTTTTGGTTTTAAAGAGTCATGTAAACAATATGTATACCATTGCACAAAGATCTCCAGTGGCAGGTTGCGGTAGACGTAAGAAACCCGTTGTTTTCCACATTTGGGGAGATGCAGGTATCGGAAAGTCACGCATAATCAAATTGGTCTCTGCTGATACAATTTCGACAATTCTGGATTTGGAAGGTTACACTGAAGAAGACATGAATGAAGCACTTGAATCGTATGATCAGTTTGTTTATTATCGACCAGTAGGAGTACAGTATGAACAGAATTTTGTCTCTTCACGAGCAAAAATCTATGTTTGCGATGATGCAAATCAGGTGGATGCAAAACATTTACAACATGGAACTCCATTTCCACAGGCAATAATCCATTTGAATAATGAACACGATCATATGTTACCAGTGGCTGAGATTGAGATGAAATCACAAGCATTGTTTAAATCAGCATTAATTATTGCAACAGACAATAAACAAACACCGGATTTATCATATTTGCAATGTCCAGAAGCTTATCATCGTCGAATTGATTTTTCCTTTAAGATGGTTTTGAAAGAAGAATTTTCAAAATTAAGTAAAGGCACAAGAATGATTGATGTTTCCAAATTGGATTTAACACAACCAAATGAGTACATTTATGAATTCCATAGCGGAGACAGAATTTATTCATATGAGGAAGTTGTCGCTATGTTAAGAAACGAATTGAAGGATGTGCATAAACGATTCAAAGACGAGACTGTGGTTTTTAAACGACGCGCTCAGATTTCACGCGCAAATATGCAAGAGGTGGAAACAGCTCCTGAATATGTCGCTGATGTTATTCAGAATGCTGAACGCCCTAAGCGTGAACAAATTTCAAAGATGTTCAGAAATGCACGATCTGTTTTTGAAACATCAAAACCTTGCACTTCAACACAAAGTAATTTAGATTTTGGAATGACTGCACGCATGGAGAGTGATTTCACTCTTCCGAGTTTTTCGTTTTTAGAAGCAGAAAAACCACCGCGTGAAAGCATATTGAAATCTTTCTTTGTGATATATTTCTTTGCTTATTTACCACTTTCTTGGTCAACACGTTTGAATGATTTCTTCTTTGGACGCGCCAAAGAAGAAAAATTGAAAAGGAAAATTGTTCTTGCAACAATAACCTTTTTAATAACTTCTTTTGCAGCTTACAAAGTATACAAGCGGTTCTTCCCACCAGGGAAAAGAGAAAAGAAGAAGAGTTGTAATACATCAAAAGTCGAAGCCCTTGAAAAGAAGAAAATTGAGCTGCAGGAAAAGATTGAAGAACTTAAAAATTGTGAGGAAGATATTGAAACCCAAAAATATAATGATGGTCAACCAAAATCAGTTAAACAAAAAGAAAAGACACCTTCAAAAGCACCAGTTGTTGTAGTTCCTATTTATAAAGCACAAGGAATGTTTGACACAAATACAACAAAAATTTTTGTGAAAGACTACGTGAATTCAAGTAATACGGAACTGTCATGTCCAGCAGCATATCGTACTGAAAAGATGGTTTTGCAAAACATGTACATTATGATTCTGGAATTTAAGCGACAAGGTCAATTACAATATGGGGTTTTGCGTGGCACTTTCTTGAATGATAGATGCTTGATAACAAACAGACATTTCTTCTCCGTTACTGAAGAAGAATATAAAACAGCAAGTGTTTCTTTGTTTA